CACGCAGCGCATTGCGCTCCTGCAATGTACAAGAGAACGCCCGAAGATATACGCTGCAAAATCTGCGGGAGACGGCTTAAAACCTACTATGCAGAGGAAAGGCTGTATGCTGTGAAATGCTCGTGCTGTGACTATGTGGGGCTTGTAAAAGCTAAAAGCCCGTCAGAAGCTGCAAAGGTTTTCGGAACAAAGGACGGAGGTGACACCGAATGACCGCGACAAAAGAATTTGACTTCATAAAAGAGTATATCAAAGAAAACGATCTTGGTAACACAATCTGCCTAGAACAGTTACGGTGCCTGTGGACTGCATACTGCCTCCACAATCGCTATGAATGCGATACCTCATCATATGATCATGAGCTTGATGAACTCTGGACAGAAGTATGCGATTTAGATATAGAATGGCTTCCCGATGACAAAAGCTATAAAGGCTTTGATTTGTTCATGGGATATTTGCTAAGTTGAGAAAGGAAAACATAATGTCTGAAACCGAATTAGAATTAAAGCCCTGCCCGTTCTGTGGGAGCACCGATTTAGACTATTACGTTGATAATTTCGCCAGCACTTACGTTGAGTGCAATACATGCGGCGTAAAAGTCCAGGGAGCATATAACAGCGAGAGGGGCGAAAAAGAGGCTGATGAACTCTGGAACCGGAGGGCTGATGATGAAGAAACTTAAATGCAAGTGTGGCGGATATCCTGAGCCTCTTTATCGCAAGAGCAAATCTGCACAGAGAACGAAACGTGGTTATTTGTACAAATGCATAGTGTGTGGCAAAGAAACAGCTCTGCACAAAACAAAGACCGAAGCAAAGACAGATTGGAACAGGAGGGCAGAAGCTAATGAATGATAAAGCAGTATTGCTAAGCATACAGCCGAAATGGTGCGGGCTTATCGCAAGCGGCAAGAAAACCATTGAAGTACGCAAGACCAGACCGAAAATTGAAACGCCATTTAAGTGTTACATATATCAGTCTAAGAGCAAAGACCGGTTGATGTATGTAATGAAAGATGGCGATGAAGACTACGGCGAGATTTACCACGGGAAACCGGTATTCATTACAACATATTCGGTGTATTCAAATCCTTACGAGCAGAAAGTCATTGGAGAATTTGTCTGCGACAGTATCTCCGAGTATGAAGCTGAGTTTTGCAAGGAAGATAATGTTTACCAGGATATTCGGCAGATATTTCGCGATGATGATTTCCCCGATGACGATGATCGCAGAGATTTCGAGATTCTCACATCAAACGAAGCTGATAATCCCGATGACTGTGAATTCTTACATTCGTGCCGCATGACGTTCGATGACGTTAAGGCGTACATCGGCGAGGGATTCTGCAAGACGTTTTGGGGTTGGCATATCTCCAATCTGAAAATTTACAAAAAGCCGAAAGAATTGAGCTTTTTTGAAAAGCCGTGCTCTCACAATTGCGAGAATTGTAAGTATTATTGCACAAGTAGCTTGGAAGAACCAGCTTATTGCGAATGGGAAGATTTCGAAATATCAAAACCGCCGCAGTCGTGGTGCTATGTGGAGGTAACAGACTGTGACCGAACGTAGAAAGAATACCGACATAAGCGCCCAGAGCAGGCACGAGGTTCACAGACGGGACGAACGCAGGTGTGTTTACTGCGGAAGAACGGACAAGCCAATTGAGCTTGCTCATTTTATAAGCAGATCACAAGGAGGTAAGGGAGTGCCGCAAAACCTCATAACCCTTTGCATTGATTGCCATAGGAGCTTTGACGGAGCTGGCAGGGATGATATGCGCGACTTCCTCGCAGATTACTTAAAATCTCATTATTCCGGCTGGAATGAGCAAGACCAGATATTCAGAAAGCGGTGATAGCTTGAACATAAAAGGCTTTAAGATAAGCGGCGACGAGCTTATCTTGAAAACAACACATACCGACGCTCTGCGGTTCGCGCTGAAAAACGACCCGTTCAAGCCCGGTGAGTTTGAAATCACACGGCGGCGGAAGAAACGTAGCTTGGAAGCGAACGCCTATATGTGGGCGTTATGTACTGAGATTGCGGAAGTGGTGGGCTGTACCAAAGAGGAAGTATACCGCAGGAACATACGGGAGGGGGGAGAGTACACTCCCCTCCCTATAAAAGCGATAGCCGTAGAGGAGTTCTCGCGGATATGGGAGTCGCACGGCGTTGGCTGGTTCTGTGATGTAATAGACGATAGTAAGATACCGGGGTATAAGCTTGTATTTGCGTATCACGGTTCGAGCGTGTACGACACCAGGCAGATGGCACGGCTTATTGACCGAGTGAAAGCGGACGCGGAGTCTGTAGGCATTATCCCACTTCCAAAGGAGCAGCTTGAGGCAATGGTGGAGGATTGGGGGAACAGCACCATCAACACTTAGCTACCCTTAAATCGAAAGCTGACGCTCGAAAGAAATTTTATCATGGAGGCTAAAGATGAACATTGCGGATATAGAGAAACTTGTGCAGGCGGCTGTGAACACGGCTATTGAAAGTAAGCTGAACGACCTGGAGGAGAAGATTCAAGCAGCGCTAAATCTGGGAGCAACAATCGGGGCACAGGCGGGTGCAGAAGTAGGAGCAGCAGCCGCAGTCAAAGCCATAGAGAGGGAACAGGACAAATACCGTAAAAAGAAGCTAGACCGTAAACTTCACAACACAAAGCTGCTTTTAAAAAATTACCGGACTTTGCAGGCGCATTACAAAAACGCAGTTTACGACGTTGACAGCGCGGAGGAAAACAGCGCAGATTTTGCGGAAATTCTCGCTCGAATGAATAGCGGTATCTATGACGACGATATGTACATAGAGAGCATTAAGCAGAGCTGTGTTCGAACGAAAATTATAATGACACATGTCAACAGAATGCTGGATATTTACGAGGCGTCATGTAACCAGTCTGGAAAGGCTGAGAGTCAACGCCGCTGGAGAGCCCTGCGCGACCTTTATTTATCTCCAAATTCAAAGACAGTCACTGAGATTGCGCTTGCTGAAAACATCGGGGAAAGAACAGTTTACAAAGACATCGACGCCTGTGTCGCTGATTTGTCTACCCTATTTTTCGGAATAGGAGCGCTTGAAAACATGTGACGTTCGCGAGGGCAAAAATCGGGCATTGACAGGGCATATTCGCCTATGTTATAATAAAGTAGAAAAAATGTATTGAGAGGCAAAGAGCCGCCCACGAGTAAAATTGTGGGCGGCTTGCTTGTTTTCTGAAAAGGGGAAAGGACGATAAATAAATGGAAACGGCGATAATGAAACTCGACGAAATACAGCCCGCAAAATACAATCCTCGCATAATGTTAAAGCCGGGCGACGCGGAGTACGAAGCTTTAAAGAACTCCTTGGAGAAATTTGGTGTAGCGACACCGCTTATCGTCAACCGCACTACAGGCAACCTCGTCAGCGGACATCAGAGGCTAAAGGTCCTCAAAGAAATGGGTATCTGCGAAACAGAGGTCGTAGTGATAGACGTAGACGCAGATAAAGAGAAGCTTCTGAATGTTGCGCTCAATAAGATTGACGGCGAATGGGACTTCGGAAAATTAGAAGAACTGTTTGCCGAGTTTTCGGACGAAGATATCCAGTTCACAGGCTATACGACAGAGGAGCTGGACGGACTTTTCGGAAAGGAAACCACTCCGCCTGCATTCAGCTATGAGGACGACTCGGACGTCTCGGACGGCGGAGAAGAAAGTGAACCGAAAGAGGAGAAGTCCGAAAAACCGGAAAAGGATTTCAAAATATTCTTTTCTTTTCCGTCAAAGGAAGCAGCCGAAAAGTGGCTGAAAGATAGAGGGCAGGAACGTAAATTCGATGGGACTTCCCACAATATCACAATAAAAATGGAGGGCGATGAATTTGGTACAGGAGATTAAAATCGAGGAGCTAAACCCCGCGCCCTACAATCCAAGAGTAGAGCTTGAACCGGGAATGCCAGAATGGGAAAAACTGGAACGAAGTATTAAGGAGTTCGGGAACACAGAGCCTATTGTGTGGAACAAGCGGACACGTAATGTCGTAGGAGGACATCAAAGGCTTGCCGTTCTGAAAAGTCTGGGGTATAAAACAGTACCCTGCTCCGTAGTAGATTTGGACGAACACGACGAAAAGCTGTTGAATGTCGCCTTAAATAAAATAAAGGGCAGGTGGGATTTCGACAAGCTGGAAAAAATGCTCCGTGACTTTGATTACGAGGTCGCAAGCGTAACAGGATTTACGCCGGAGGAGATTGCAGTATTGCTGGCAGACAATGACGATCTTGAATTCAATACCGACGACTACGGCGACTGGGACGACGACCCAGAAGAACAGGTACTCGGAGGGAGTTGGGTCGTGACACTCGTATTTGAAAACAATTCGGCTGCAAAAGCCTGGGCGGATAATAACGGCTACGAGGGACAGGTAAAAGAGGGGACAGGAACGACCGTAATCAGAGTAGAGGAGGAATAGGTATGATTTACATAGTTATAGGTCAGTCTGGTAGCGGAAAGACCTCGTTTGTAAAACAGAAATTTCTTTCTGGCAAAATAAAAGTAATTGAGGACATTATCCCCTATACGGTTTGCGGCAACACAGCAGCTCTCGGCAGGTACGGAATAGGCAAGCGGACAGAGGGGACGGATACCCTCTCATACAATTCGCAGGAACGGATAAAGGGGCTTTTGCCAGTTCTCTTGAAAAAAGGCTACGATATAGTCATGGAGGGCGACAGGATAAATACACCGAGTATATTCGATTATGTAAAAAGCCTCGGAGTTGAGACAAAGCTGTACTTGGTAAAATGTAGCGTTCTTACATCAATGGAGCGATTGCAGGACGCAGGCTCGACAATCACAACAACGTTCGTAAAAGCCACAAAGACAAAGTCAAAGAATAATTTTCTTCGATATGGCAAATCATTTAATGGTGAGATTATAGAAACTGAGGGAAAAGAAAAGGATAAGAAAGACATTAAGCAGGATTACAGTAGTCCACGCTGGAGCATGGAAACGCCAGACTGCTCTATGCCAATGAGCTTTGACACATACAGCAAATGCGCGTACAATTGCCTTTACTGCTTTTCGTATTTCCAAAAGAGCCATACGCTCGACGGGTATATCGGAGGCGGATTGCCGAGAAGCGTAAATCCTAAGAAAGTAATAAACTTATTCGAGGCAGCAGCGCGGAATGACCGTTCTGCCGTTTCCAAGTGTGAGGCGCAATTCTTCCCTTACATACAGAACCGCCGCATAATGCAGTGGGGTGGACTTGCTGACGAGTTCGACGAGTGGGAACGTAGATTTGGAACGACGCTGGAATTGTTGAAGTATTTTGACAAGATAGATTACCCGCTGTCGTTTAGTACCAAAGCGGCGTGGTGGACAGAGGACGAACGCTATATGAGCTTGTTCCGAAAGCACACTCATAATTGGCACGTCAAAATCTCAATCATCACCGCCGACCCAGACAAGGCTCGTCGAATGGAAAAAGGCGTAGCCTCTCCGCAGGAACGTTTAGCAGCAATAAAGCGGCTCGCGGATATAGGAATACACGTCACACTCCGCTTGCGCCCATTTATCATAGGCGTATCAACCGACTTTAAGCAGCTTATAGAAAAGGCACACGAAGCCGGAGCAGATAGTGTGACAACTGAATTTTTCTGTATGGAGTCACGGGCGAACGACGACCTCAAACAGCGTTACGCAAAGATGAGTGAGATATGTGGATTTGATATCCACAAGTTCTATATGGACAACAGCAAGCAGAGCGGCTACAAGAGGCTGAACCGAGCAATAAAAGCTCCGATAATTCATGAAATGAGAGATTTTGTACACAGTTTGGGTATGAGATTTCACGTAAGTGACGCATTTTGCCGCGAATGCAACGACGCTTGTAACTGTTGCGGTGTGCCTCCCGAATGGGGAGTTAGCCAGCAAGGTAACATAGGTCAGGCAATCATCACCGCGAGGGAGAAAGGGGAAGTGCATTTCTCCGATATCGCGGACGGAATAAACAAGTATTTCGGTTTCCCGTGGTGCGAAGCAGCAGGGTATAACACGGGTAGCAATAAGGCGCGAGCGCTGAAATACGATACAACTATGGCGCAGTTTTTAAGAGACAACTGGAACAGCCCTGGCAAGGCAACAAGTCCGGCAAAGGGGTACGGCGGCATATTGCGCCCTGTTCGACGCGACGAAAACGGCGACGTAGTATATAAATACGCCATCAAAGGAGAGGAGGATAATGGCGAGAAATGCGAAGAGTGAATATGCTTGGGAACGTCAACCAGGCGAGTCCACAAAAGCGTTTGAAGCCTTTGACCTCTATTGCAAACTGGGAGAAGAACGGAGTATAAGAAAAGTTGCACAAAAGTTGAACAAAAGTACACAGCTTTTGGGCAGGTGGAGTAGCCAGTGGAATTGGGTGAGCCGCGCACGCGATTACGACAACGAGATAAAGAGAAAGGAGGTTCAATCCGAAAAGAAAGCGTTCCAGGCAATGCGAAAGCGGCAGATTGGTATGGCTGTGCAGTTTCAAAAAAAAGCATACGAAGCATTGCAAACTTTACCGATTGAGTCACTGTCACCGAAAGACATAAAGGAGTTTATGAAGCTTGGTGCAGAGATGGAACGCGCAAACATGGGAGTAGCGGCGTTGGAGCAGAGCCGGGAAGAAATCGACGAAACAACGGTCGATATTTATCTGCCTCAAAAGGATGGGGATAATGGCTAATAGGGTAATCAAGCCTCAAAGAGGTCCGCAGGAACAATTCCTGTCAACAAACGCAAATATAGCCGTGTATGGCGGAGCAGCCGGAGGCGGAAAGACATTTGCACTTCTCATGGAACCGTTGCGATACATGAACACGCAGGATTATCGCGCAGTGATTTTCCGACGCAATTATACGCAGATTTCCGTGTCGGGAGGTCTTTGGGATTCAAGTGTGAGCATATACAGCGGGATAAAAGGTGCAGTCAGCGCCAAGAGTCCGAAGTACCACTGGACATTCTCGAATAATAAATCCACACTGTATTTCGATTATTTGGGGCGTGACGAAGATGTGCAGGACTGGCAAGGCTCCCAGATTACATTCATAGGTTTTGACGAGCTGACGCACTTCACTGAGCGTCAGTTCTTTTATATGCTGTCTAGAAACCGATCGACCTGCGGCGTTGAGCCGTATGTTAGGGCAACATGCAATCCGGACGCAGACAGTTGGGTCGCGAAACTCATTGAATGGTGGATTGACCCCGAAACAGGCTACCCGGTTAAAGAGCGGAGTGGCAAAATCAGATATATGGCGCGTCAAAACGAAGCCATAGTTTGGGGCGATACTAGGGAGGATTTAATTAAGCAGGGTATTAAACCCTGGTCAATTAAATCTTTCACTTTTATAGCAAGCACTTTGCAGGATAACCAATTGCTAATGCAGCTAGACCCATCTTATTTGGCGAACCTCGAAGCTCTACCGCTTGTTGAGCGGGAACGCTTGCTGTATGGTAACTGGAAAATCATGAGTGCGGCTGGACTTTTCTTTAACAGAAATCAAGTCGGGAACATGCTACCCGTCGTACCGAAAGATGTTACAGCGTTTGTACGTGCGTGGGATTTGGCAGCTACTTCCGAAACAGAGAGCGGTGAGTCTGCATATACCGCTGGTGTCCTTATGGGACGCAGGGCGGACGGTAGATTTATTGTCATTGATGTTATCAACGTAAGACTATCAGCCGGTGATGTGCGAACGCTTATCAAGCGTACCGCCATTACGGATAATGCTATATACGGGAGCGTCAAAGTCAGATTGCCCCAAGACCCAGGTCAGGCGGGAAAAGCTCAAGCTCAAAGCTTCGCTCTACTTCTCGCAGGACTAAATTTCAGAATATTACCCGTGACAGGAAGCAAGGAGACACGAGCAGAACCAGCAGCGGCGCAGTGGCAGGCTGGAAATTTCGACGTTGTGGTAGCAGACTGGAACGATGAATACTTTGCTCAACTGGAGAGCTTCCCGAGCAGTAAATTCAAGGATATGGTAGACGCCACGAGCGACGCGTTCGCCGAGTTAGTGCAAATCACGGAAAGAGATAAGCTTGTTTACCCGGCTTTCGATGTCATTGAAAATACATACGAGGGAAAAACCGCCGACAGTCGTAACTCCAATAAATACAGGCGTTATATTGCTGTTGGGTATGGCTCTGCCATTCCTACGGTATATCTTGAAATCCTCGACGATGGAGATATAGCCAGAGTGGAGAGCGAATATTACAGCACAGGCAGGCTCTCCGACAGCGAGTGTTTGGCAGACTTTGAGGAGTTTGCCGGTCGTGCAGAAGATGTTGTGTATGTCACCATAAACGAAGAAGCGGAAGCGTTCAAGAATCTCCTGCGGAACAGAGGCTACCGTATAAGAGTGGTGGACGAGGATTTGAGAAAAAGTATATCAAAGGTTGATACAATGTTCGCTCTGAACAAGCTACTTATCAGCCAAGATTGCGAAAAGCTTATATCCGAGTTAAAAACCTATATATGGGACGAAAAGGCGGCAGAGCGCGGCGTTGAAAAGCCCGTCAATACAAATTCGGCGGCTTGTGAAGCGTTGAGAGAAGCCGTAGCAAGCGTCGTATATCGAAAGAGAAGATTTGAGTAGAAAGGATTTGAGTGTATATGAGCAAAAGAAAACGTAATTGCGCAGCACGGGCGCGTGATAAGCCCACAGCGACTCTTACAACCCCTGAAACCCATTCCAAGGGCGTTCCTCCGGTATTCGCTACAGACGCGTTCAGCAATCCGCTGGCACGCCTGGGATACGGAACTCCGAATCTGTTGGAGTATACTGAATACACCAAAACCAACTTTACGCAGGACTATAATACCATAACCAATCTCTACAGGGAAAATTGGATTGTTAAGAGGTTGGTTGATGTAACCGCCGAAGATATGGTAAAAAATTGGTATGCTATAAAATCACAAATCAGTCCAGAGAGCAAGAAGCAGATAGCGCGGCTCGAGGCGAGGACAGATGTTCGGGCAAAAGTTCTCGAAGGTCTTAAATGGGGCAGATTGTACGGAGGCGCTGCAGCGGTTATGGTCATTGAGGGTCAGGAAGATATGCTCGACCAGCCCCTTAATTATGACCTCATAATGCCCGGAAGCTTCAAAGGTCTGATTGTTGTAGACCGGTGGAGCGGTATTTCTCCGAGTGCAGAACTTGTTGAAAATATAAGCGACCCGGAATTTGGCTTACCGAAATACTATACTGTAGCCGATGAAGCGTTTGGATTTGGAGTGAAAGTACATCATTCGAGAATTATCCGCTTCCCTGGCAGAAAGTTGCCGAATATTGAGGAACAGGCAGAGCAATATTGGGGTACAAGCGAGCTTGAACACGTTTACTCCGAGTTGAAAAAATACGACAATACTAGCTACAATATCGCGGCTCTTGTGTTTTCAGCCAACTTAAAGGTATATCAAATGGACGGATTTGACCAGTTAGGAACGTTGAATCCGACGGCATTGAAAGACCTTTACTCTATGCTATCGCTTATGAATTGGATGCGTAGCAACCAGGGCATGCAGATAATTGGGCAAAAGGATACATTCGCTACACATCAGTATTCTTTTGCGGGTTTGTCTGATATATACGAGATGTTTATGCTCGATATTTCGGGCGCGGCAGCAATCCCCGTAACCAAGCTATTCGGACGTTCTCCTGCCGGAATGAATGCTACCGGTGAAAGCGATATGGCAAATTACTACGAAAGTATAGAGGAACAGCAGGAAGCGGTTCTTCGACCTATGCTTAATAAGCTATTGCCGATTATGTGCATTTCAGAGTTTGGAGCAATTCCAGACGACCTGGAATTCGAGTTTGAGCCTGTACGCAGACCTAGCGAGGAGGAGAAGAAGAATATCCTCACGCAGACAACCACGGCGATTGTTTCGACATACCAGGCAGGGCTTATTTCACAGCAGATTGCGCTCAAAGAACTTCGTGAATCATCAAGAGCAACGGGAATGTGGAACAACATCACAGACGAAGATATAGAAAAAGCAGACTCAGACTTCGGCATTGGCGGAGAGCCGCCAGACATTATGGAGATGTTAAGTAAGCCGAATGAAGCACCGGATGAAAGCAACGGCGGTGATACGGTTTGAAAACTAATCCAAACAAAACCACGGAAAGCCGCTTTATACACGCTATGAACGGGCTTGTTACAACAATGCAGAGGGCTGTAAGCAATGCCGAAACTCCGCAGGAGGCAATGAGGCTGTTGAAGCGATATGCACAAACGCTGGAATTTAGCGATTGGTGCGATAGACTTGCGTACAGCCTTACAGCGAAAATCGACAAAAGCAGTAGCAATACTTGGCGAGAAGCAGCGGCAAAGGCAGGACGTGGAAGTGAGATTTATAAGCAGATACACGAGGAATTGAAAAAGCCTCACGGCGGCGTCTTTTGGCTTAAAGTCAAAGAAAATGCGAGTCTTATAAAGACATTCCCGGAATCAATCTCACAGACGCTCACATCATACATAGCTAACGAGGGACTGAAAGGGCGACGGTCAACCGATATTCTCGACGACTTGATGAAAAGGTTCCCCGATACGGCAAAATCCCGTTTAAGACTAATCGCCAGAACTGAGGTTAGCAAAACCCAAACAGCTCTCATACAAGCAAGAGCCGCGTCGCTGGGAGCAGACTGGTATATCTGGAGAACGTCAGAAGATGAGCGCGTCAGAGGTTCACACACCAAGATGAACGGCGTTCTCGTGAACTGGAATGACCCACCAAGCCCAGAAGCATTAGCAGGAATGAAAAGCGCCGGAAAGTATCACGCAGGCGATATATACAACTGCCGTTGTTACCCCGAACCCATAGTCAACATTGATTATGTGGATTTCCCCGCAAAGGTTTATTTCAATGGAGCAATCCGTACAATGAGCCGTAAGCAGTTTGAGAAGATAGCGGTATAAAGAAAGGAGTGGTGCGGAAAATGAGAGCATATTTCGCAACAAAGTTGTCACCAAATATCTCCGAAACGCCGAACGGGTTTCTTATCTGCAAAAATGTACCAATAGCACGAACCGGGGAGCAGGAGTATCTTGGAAGCGAGTTAGACTTGCAAGACGAACGCAGAGATGAAATCGTTGTTGTTACACGTGAGGAAAGCGAGGTATTCTCGCCCATAACGTTAGCGTCTTTTGAGGGGACTATATTCACCGATGAACACCCCTCCGAGGAAGTCACTACGCAGAACGTACAGTACCTCCAGCGGGGGTTTGTAAAAGATGTTCGTCGCGGCAGCGGAGCAGATTCTGACAAGATTCTCGCAGATATTATCGTCACCGACCCTGTTACCATCGGAGAAATAGTGAACGATGGAAAGCGGGAAATCTCTTGCGGCTACAAATGCGAATATGTGGAGCAAGGCGGGAAGATATACCAAAAAAACATTCGCGGCAATCATGTTGCACTCGTCGATTCTGGCAGAGCCGGGAAAGACGTTGCTATAAAAGACAGCGCAGCCAATACTACTCGAAAGGAGAAATTTTTTATGGCGAAGAAGAACACAAAGCGTCAGAACATATTCTCAAAGTTTATGGGAATAGTTACGCAGGACGCAGACCCGGAAGTCGTCGGCGAGCTTATGGAGGAGCTGGCGAGCAAGCAGGAGGAAAGCGACGAGGAACAGGCTCCCGCTCCTGCACCCGAAAGAAAAGAGGAAGCACCTGCTTCCGAAAAGAACGAGCAGTCGAAAGACGAAGATGTTACAGCACTGCTGAAAGGCATTATTGAACGTCTTGATAAGCTCGAAGCCGGCGCAAAGGGAGTTGATGAAGACCCTCTCGCGGATCTGGAGAAAGAAGTCGAAGCAGCCGCCGGAGCGGAAGCCGCCGAAAAGCCCGTTGAGGAAATGGACGAGGGAGAAGAAGCGGCGGACGAGGATACTTCCGACGAGGAGGGCGCTGCTCTTGACGATGAGGAAAACTGTGACGAAGAAGTTGCCGACGACGAGGAGGAATCCCCGAAAACAACCTCGGCAGGTGACAGAGCCGCAATTAAGTCGGCTATCCGCGACGCGAAAAAGGCTGTCGCTGGTATTAAAGACCCGAATCAGAAGAAGCGCGTCGCTGACAGTATGGCGAGAATCATTCGACAGAGCTACGGCATTAAGCCCAGCACGCCGAAGAACAGCTATGCCGCCATTAACGCCGTCAAGAGCAAGAAAGCAAAGGCGGTAGACAGCGGTAAGAAAATCGACCTGCAGGCTCGTCAGAGTGCGTACGACGCGAGAAACCCGCACATCAACAAGAAGTAAGGAGGACTAACACAATGGCTGGAAAAGTAATCGGGAAATCGTTAAATCACGGATTCGCCGGGAATTTCGCAAGAAATCCCGACCTTATCGCTGTGACAAGACCGAACAATGCGGAGGTAAATATAATTTTTGGCTCCGCGCTTATGGCAGACAGTACCGGAGGCGTTATTCCCATCACCGGAGATTTTACCGCCGACAAGTTCGTCGGCGTCGCAGGAAGCGAGCATAAGTCTGCGTTTGACTATATGAATAAGGGCGGCGAGTATCAGCCGAAAGAGGCGGTCACGGTTATTCAGCGTGGCAGTGTTTCCGTAATCTGTTCGCAGGGAGAACCTGTAATCGGCGGTGATGTCTACGTAAGAAAAGTTGCGGACGAGAGCGGTAAGAATATCGGCGACTTTGAGGCTGTCGCTGACGGCGAAAAAAGCGTCAAGTTGACTAACGCTCAGTGGGGCGGGTCTGCCGACGTAAACGGAGTTGCCGAGCTTGTTCTGCTTACAAGGAACAGAGCGTAAGGAGGATAATCAATGAAGTACAGAGAAATGAAAGCATTTGACGGCGGGGTATTCTCGCCCTCCGCTACGGCGAATGGTTTTATGAAAGCAAGAGCCGTAAACATGAACGACGCTGCTATCGCGAATGGAAACGCTTTTCTTGCTTCCGAGCTTGAAAAGCTCGACCCGAAGATTTCCGAACCGCTTTCAAGCGTTACATACCCCCGTGACATTCGCGTAAGAGTCGGCGGCGGCTGGATTGACACCATTGCAAAGATGGACGTTGATTACGGCGTAAGCAACGGCAGCGGCGACGGAGCAATATCGGCAGCCGGAGCAAACACGGGCAACATCGTACAGGCACAGTTCGGTAAGGAAACGTTCGGTACTCACATCTATACAACAACTCTCCGCATTCCCTTTGTTGACATGCAGAGGGGACAGATAGTAGGTAGAAGCCTTGAATCGCTCCTGACGGACGCTATACGCCTTAATTACGATAAGCACCAGGAAATGAACGTCTACACCGGCTTTAAGACCTACGGAACAACCGGCTTAATCAACAATCCTGACGTTGTTACGCAGGGTGTTAAGACTAACGCAGCGAGCAAGACCAAGTGGGCAGATAAGACTGCTGACGAAATCCTCGAAGATATCAACGCGGCGATTACGGCAGGCTGGGCGGCAGCAGAGTATGACCTCTCTGCTATTCCAAACCACATTCTTATCCCCTATCAGCAGTACACGCTGTTACAGACCAAGAGGGTATCCGAGCTTGCCGAAAAGACCATCATGCAGTTCCTTCTGGAAAACAACGTTGCAACTCTTAACGGCGGCGAGCTTGTTATCGGCGCAACCTCATTCTGTAAGGGCGCAGGAGCAAGCGGTACCGATAGAATGGTAGCGTATGTGAATAACGACAAGTTTGTCGCGGTTGAGGAGCTTGTTCCTCTTGCAAGGACTATGACAGCGCCAAACACCGACAAGCTCTCCTACGATAGCATTTATATGGCTAATCTTTCGGAGGTTGAGTTCTTCTATACGCAGCCCATCACCTACTGGGACGGTATTTAAGGAGGAAGCAAGATGTTTGTTAAGTGTTCAAAAAGAGTACGTTTCACCAATCCCGATAACGCCAAGGTAACCTGGGAAATGCCTGCCGGATTTATCGGCGACATTCCTAGCTGGGTTGAGAAGCACTGGTATTTCGACGCTTGCTGCAAGGACGGCATTATTACCGCAATTAAGAGCAAGAGCGACCGCGATATCCAGAATGCCATCGACAGCAAGCCGCAGGAAGCAGAGGACGCCTCCGCCGATTCCCTCAATAACGAGCTGGAGGCGGAGGACGAAAGCAAGCCCTCCAAGCAGCCTGGCGCTAAGAAAGACAGCGGTGGGAAAAAGTGACGGGCGGGGTACCCGCTTCGGCAATCATTGCAGGAGCGGCGAACATAAAAGGCGGAGATAATCCGCCTTTTACTGCTGACGACCTTAAAGAAATATATCCGCAGTTCTGGGGAGCAGATGATAAGCCCCTTGTTCCCCAGGCTGTTATGGATATGTACATAGCATTCGCAGACAGTTTTGTCAAGGAAACGAGATACCACGACGCTTGGCGAGTGTGTATGAGCCTTGCTATTGCGCATTTCCTGGTTCTGTATTTAAGGACTATGAGTGCAGACCCTGATAGTGGAGCAGTCGGAGTAATAAAGGCGGCGGAAACAAAAGGGCTTGTAGCCAGCAAGTCTGTTGATAGCGTAAGCGTAAGCTACGACTTTTCGACAGCACTTGCTGACCTCGAAGGCTGGGCGGACTGGAAGACGACTGAGTACGGTATACAGTTTGTCACGCTTGCGAAAAATTATATGCGCGGCGGCATGTATGTATGGTGAGGTGTTCTATGGGATTCTTTGCTAATTTAATCTCTACCGATGAAACGCTGAAAGCGGTTGAGGCGTCAATAGCGGAGCTGAAAAAACATGAGGTTCTTGTTGGCGTTCCGCAGGAAAAGAGCAGCAGGCAGGGAGGTAAAGCCACTAATGCAGAGTTGCTGTTTATACACACGAACGGAAGCCCTGCAAGAGGCATTCCCGCACGACCTGTTTTAAAACCGGCAATCGCCGACGACAAGGAACGTATCGGAGAAATGCTCGGTAAAGCGGTTGACGCCGCGACAAGCGGAAAGAAAGAGGAGATTGTTCCCGCGTTAGAAAGAGCAGGAATGTACGCGTCCGGCAAATGCAAGGCGTGGTTCACAAACCCTAGCAACGGCTGGAAACCCAACAATGCGAAAACCATAGCGCGGAAAAAGTCCTCAAGACCTCTTATCGACACAGGAGAAATGCGGAAATCAATCACATACATTGTGAAGTAAAGGCGGTGTGCAATAATGATTGATGTAAGCGAGCTTATAACCGACCCTGATTTTGCCGTGCCGTACAAGGTTTACAGGCGAACGGGGAAATGGGTAAAAGGGCGGTTTGAAGTAAGCGAGCCTAAATCGTTAAATTTCTTCGGTGCGGTTCAGCCCGCTTCCGTTCGCGAAATCCAGCAGTTGCATGTTGGAGACGCGGAACACGGGATTATGAAATTCTTTACTCGAAAGCCGAATGACCTTTATATCACAAAGGAGTTTTCGGAAAGCGAGGAAATCCAAATTTCTGATGAAATTGAGTTTGACGGGAGATTATACAAGGTATTACAAGTTATGCCCTGGCACCACGGAGGCTGGTGCAGAGCGTTTGCGTCACTAAAGGAGGACTACAATGGCAGAGAGAATACTGACGCTCCGCCAGGCGGAGGACATATTTCTGGAAGTGACGCGGGAAATTCTGGGGATATCGAATGATAATTCGACCGTCAGACTCGCATACGGAGCAGGCTCAACGACCGGAAGTGCACCCATGCACGACACGAGAAGCAGTGTGTGTTATGTTACCGTAAATCCGACTAACGACGGTTACGGAAATCAGCACCATATATGCTATGAAAGCACGGAGGAAAGTGAACTGCTGACGGAGGTTGACGAGTACACCGAGGAGTATTCCGTAATTTTTTCTTGTTACGGCATAGATTCCTACGACAAGGCGCGAAAAATACGCGATGGACTGTACGGAGAAAATAGCAAGAAGTTGTTGCGCAACCACAAGATTTATCTTGTGGTTGGCTCTCCGCAGCTTATCCCGGCAAGAGAAATCATCGACACTCGCTGGATAGAGCGCTGCGACCTTACCGCAACGTTTTATTCAACTGTTCGCGTCGAAAGAGCAGACACAGTAGGTCGTATCGACGAAGCTAGCGTTAAGTTTACGCCTACAAAGTAGAAAGGAGTTAATTGTATGGCAGTATTACCCTTAAAGGACGTTGTAGACGTCATTGTTAATCTCTCTCCGCGTTCTGCGGCGCGGTCGGGATTTAATCTTTCACTGCTGATAGGCGACAGCGAAGTGCTGACAGCGGAAAAGAGAGTAGCTGTATATTCGAGTGTTGAGGCAATGACAGAGGACGGCTTCACGTCTGATATGCCCGAATACCAGGCAGCACAGATTTATTTCTCGCAGAGTTCTAACCCCGGCAAGGTTGCCATCGGCTTTTGGGATAGCTCAAAAGAAACTTTGGCGGAGGCTATTGCAGCTTGCAGAGCGTTTAACCTGGAATGGTGGGGCTGTGTTCCTCTTGGGAAAAAGGGGGAAACAGGGGAAGTCGTTTCGGCAACAGCAGACGACCTTAAAGCTGCAGCTCTTACCGTTGAAAGCGCTACACCCGATACTGTTATGGTATGCGCTCTGGCAAATCTCACTTTCCTGGGAGAGCTAAAAGCGAAAAGCTATCGCCGCACACTCGGCATATTCTCCGATGATGTATACAAGGCAGTCGCCATCACCGGCTATGCGATGGGCGCTAATACAGGTCTTGCAAACAGCGCATTGACGCTGAAATTCAAGAAGCTCGTCGGAGTAGTAGCAGACCCGCTGACAGAAGCCCAGGTATCGGACGCGGAGGCAGTCAACGCAAATGTCTACGTCAACAGAGGCGCGACCTACGACATGTTCGAACAGGGTACTATGGCTGATGGAACCTGGTTTGACGAAATGTTAAACCTCGATATGCTGTCAAATTATATCCAGCTTTCCGTAATGGATATTCTCAGCAAAACCGCCAAAATCCCGCAGACCGAGGCAGGCGTAGCGACTATCATCAACGCATTTTTGCCCGATCTCGACAATGCGGTAAAAATCGGATTTCTTGCGCCCGGTATTTGGACTGCTTCTGGGTTTATGGATATCGAACAGGGCGACGCCATCGAAAAGGGGTATCAGGTCATGTCCGAATCAATCGACAGCCAGACATCGGCAGACAGGGACGCTCGTGTGTGTCCACCTATTTACGTTGCTCTGAAGCTCGCAGGAGCTATCCACAGCGTTGTTATCCAGCTTAACGTGAACAGATAATAAGGAGGAAAAAACAATGGCAAATCCCGTAAGTTACAGTACATACTCCTTTGAGGACGTGAATTGTATCGTATCACACCCCTCTGTGGGTAGCTTTAGCTTTAACGGCGCAGGAATGGGAAGTATCACCGTTGCAAAGGCGAATGATATGTCGTCTCACGATTTAGCGGCGGACGGCTCTGTCATGACAAGCAAGATAAGAGCAGGCAATGGTACAGCTACAATTGCAGTACAGCAGACAAGCCCGGCTGCGGCGTTCTTACGGAAGCTCAACTCGTATTGCGACACAGCAGGGTCGAGCGAGTTTACAAAAACGGTCATATCGGTTGTGTCAAAGGAACAGGGGATAAACATCACCTGCACAGGCGTATCTCCGCAGAAGTCACCCGATACGGCTTTCCAGCAGACCGGTCAGCAGATTTCTTTTGCGTACTTAGCGCAGAGAATAACCGGCATGTGAAAGGGGTTAAAGCATGGAAGCAAGAGTAGTCACAAAAAACATCGAGATCGAGGGCAGAAAGTTTGTCGTAAAGAAGTATACGGCAATGGACGGCTTGAAAGTTGCTAAGCTTATTTTAGCAAAGGTCATACCGATTTTCCAGGACTTCGTCCCGCTTGTAACAAAAATCAGCAGCAGGAAACCGACTGTTGCGTTAAATAAGGACGGGGCAGACGGTTCCGCAAAAGACAGCGCGGCGGCGTCTGAAATGTTATCCGAAGTTGTCGGCAACATATCACTTGATACGATAGCGTCGGCAATTGAAAAGGTCAGTGGTGAGGACTTTGATTATATCGTAACCAAGTCCCTCCAGAACATTTCAGAAGTTCTTCCCGCCGGGGAGGCGCCTGTTATGTACAGCAACGGTACATACGGCGTCGAGGGCGTGGAATACGACCCTATTCTCGTATTAAGGCTGACTTGCGAAGCTGTTATGTGGAGCTGCGGGGATTTTTTCGACGGAAGCCGCTTGACTTCCGTTATGAGTCCCCTGTTCAATGGATATCAGCAGAGCCGGTAAACTTTGATAATTATCTATTTGCGCCCGTTCAGTCGAAGCATTGGAAGCAGCACGAATTGTGGGACGGAACGTATACGCTGGACGACTTAGCGGACTATCACGAAATGGCGCAGGTCTCTGCGGAAAACGAAAAGCGGGCGCAGGAAGCCATACGGCTGCAACAACAATTAACATCATAGAAAAGGGGGCAAACTGGTGATACTGAAAGAATTTCTTGTTGCGTTAGGGCTTAAAGACGATATGAGCGAGAAGCTGAAAACGTCAATGGATAACGCAGATAGCAAGGTGTCACATTTCACTAATGGCTTTGTTAAGAAGTTTGCCCTTGCGGGAACAGCGGTTGTTACATTTGTTGCAACTGCTGCAACCGGGCTTGCAAAGTTCGCTACATCGCTCGCAGAATCTGATGATGAGTTGACCGCATTTCAGAGAAAGTTCGGTTTAAGCCGCGATGAAGCGTACAAAACAAAGTCTGCATTGGACGTTATGGGGAAAAGTCTGGAGGAAGTTCAGCTTGACCCCAAGCTCCTTGCACAGTTTAATGAGCTAAAAGAAAACGCCGCCGACCTCAAAGTCCCCGATAACACGGAGGGGATGAAAGCTGTAAGGGAAATCACGACAAGCGTGCTTGCGCTGAAACAGACCGCGACAAACGCTTTACAGTGGGTCGGTCACAGTTTTTTGAAATATATTCAAAAGCCTATGGAGGATATTCAAAGCCTCCTAAAGGGCTTTAACGACAAGATAAAAAAGAATATTCCCGACTGGGCGGACAAGATAGGGAAAGCCTTGTCCTGGGTAGTACAGCTTGGCGGAACAATTATCCGAGCCGGAGCGCAAATGCTGGAAGCGGTCAAGAAAGTTTTCGACGCTATACCGGGCGGTGTTAAGGTCGCTATGGCGGCTTTGGGCGGTCTGGCGGCTTTTATTAAAATGGGTCCGATAGGCAAATTGATTACGATTATTTCCGTAGCACTTTTGTTACTGGACGATTTTTTCACGTTCCTAGATGGTGGCGATAGCTTACTCGGTCCGGTATGGAAAACTCTCACGGACTTTTTCAGCGGATTCGAGGAAAGCGGGAAAACCGCGCTATCATTCTTTTCGGAAGATTTTCTCCCGAAACTTGTTGACTACATCTCAGGCATTTTCCCGAAGCTGGTTGAGAAAGTTCTATCGTATGTAGACCCCCTTGTTGACTGGGCGGTTGAAGTTCTCAGCGGAATTATTGACGCAATAGCTAACGCGATGCCTGAACTGCTTAAACTTGCAGGAAATATAGCTCTGGCAATCCTAGACGGTCTGTTATCAAAGCTCCCCAAATTGCTTGACGGAGTTACAGAGGTTTTACGTTCGCTCATAGAATCCGTAAAAGAAATGATACCCGCGCTTTTGGAGGTCGTAGGAGATATTGTTTCTCGTCTGATTGATATTATCACCGAATCGCTACCAGACATTTTAGACGCAGCCGTAGAGCTGGTTATGGCGGTAGTGGATGGAATTACAGACGCGCTACCAGATATTTTGACGGCGATTGTAGAATTGCTCGACAAACTTCTAACCGCAATAATCGACGCACTTCCGAAGATTGTTGAAACGGGTGTGGAAATCGTTGAAAAGCTGGTGGAGGGAATCTTACAGGCGCTGCCCAAAATTCTCGAGGCAGTCTTGACCTTAATAAAGCAGCTTGTGGCGCAGCTTACGAAGCAGTTACCACGGCTGATAAAAGCAGGAATACAGATAATCCAGTCGCTGATTGACGGCATTGTTCAAATGCTACCGGAAATTATAGAGGCAGCAATTGAGCTTATTACACAGCTTTTGACAGCAATAGCAGATATGCTCCCGGATATCATAGATATGGGAATAGAAATTCTCTTGTCGCTGATTGACGGAATTTTGAATATGCTCCCAAAACTTGTTGAAGCAACAATTACGTTAATCACAAAAATACTCACTGCAATTGTTGATAATTTGCCTAAAATTATACAGGCAGGCATTAAAATCCTTGTTTCGCTGATTCAGGGTATTGTGGACGCAATCCCTAAACTCGTGGAGCAAGTAGTTGCCCTTATTCCCGTTATTGTGCAGGCAATCGTTGATAATCTTCCCAAAATCATCGAAGCGGGAATCAACATTTTGCTTGCTTTGATAAACGGTATTATAGATTCGATTCCCCAACTCGTTCAGGCGGTTGTAGACCTTATTCCTGTTATTATACAGGCAGTAATTGATAATCTTCCCCAAATTATTGAGGCAGGAATACAGATAGTAATTGCCCTCATTGGAGGCTTAATACAAGCTATTCCCAAGCTAATAGAAGCAATTCCGCAAATTGTAGGAGCAATTATTAACGGGTTAGGCTCCGCCTTGACAGGCGCTCTTGACATAGGAAAAAGCATTGTCGAGGGCTTATGGAACGGTATCTGCGGTATGGGAAACTGGATAAAGGAAAAAGTCGGTGGGTTCTTCTCGAATATCTTCGGTGGTATCGGGGACTTTTTCAGCGGATTGTTCGGAGGAGGCGACGAATCCGCTGAACAGCCTACTGAGGGTCACGCAGATGGCGGCGTATTTACCAAAGAGCATTACGCTGAATTTGCGGAAGATGATAAGCCGGAGGCTGTTATTCCACTCACGAAGCCGAAACGTGCAGCGGACGTTCTAAAGCAAGCGGCGGATTACATGACAGGAGATGTTCCGTCAACGTCAAGTGAGAGTAGCCAGACCAGCACGCGCGCGGCGACAGCGTCCTCCAAGGGGAAGCTGGAATCCGTTGCTCAGGCGCTCATTGCTAAGATACAGAAGCTGATTGAAGCAATAAGTACGGTCGGAAAAGGCGAGAACGTCAGCATTTCGGCGGCTGGAACTTCTTCCCCTGAGAGCAAGACCGATTATTCGGAGTTAGCTAATAGGTTTTTAGCATTTCTCGACAACGCTGAAAAGGTTATGGTTCATATGGCGCAGGTGTCACAGAGCACCGCTGCGTATAATTCGGTGTCTAATTCCAGCGTAAGCTACAACACCACGAATATAGACAACAAGCAGAACTACACCATAAACGATACGTCCGGCAGCCCCAGGACGACGGCAGATATGGTAGGCAGGACTCAGGAACTGCACAGCAGAAATCTGAAAGGAGTGTTTGCGTAATGGCGAAAACGAGTATCGGCGGTCTTGTATTTGACGCTGTGTTGAAAACAGACCATACGAGCAAGGTAACCGCTACATCACACCCCGTAGAGTCGGGAGCAAACATTTCTGACCATGCATTTGTTGAGCCAGCGGAGATATCTCTGGAAGTAGGGGTGTCTGATTGCGAGACCGGGAACGGGACATTCGGGAGCGGAAACCGCTCCCGAAAAGCCTTTGCAGAGTTGCTCAAATTGCAGACTTCCAGGCAACTAATAACCGTCGTAACGAGATTTAAGACGTATCGCAATATGCTGATTACGAGCATTTCTGTTCCCGACGACTACACGACAATGTTTGCATTTAAAGCAAACATTATGCTGAGAGAAATCCCAATAGTAAGCACCAGCAGAGTAAGCGTAACAAGCAGAGTAAGCGTAACCAGCAGCGACCAGTCTCAAAAAGCAGGAAGCACGAATAGTGGAACAACGCAGGCGACAGCGCCGAAGCAGTCGGTAATAAAGCAAGCTACGGCAATGCTGAAAGGAGCGTAATAGATGTATGTTATACCTCTGACGACGGCTCCTAATCAGACTTTTAATTGCACTATACCGATAGACGGCAAAAATCGCCCATTGTCTTTCCAGCTGAGATACAATGATATCGCAAAATACTGGAACTTGACCGTCGTAGACGCGGTGTCAAAGGCGACGTTGATAGACGCATTGCCTATTATGGTCGGCGAATACCCGGCGGCGAACCTTTTAGAGCAGTTCGGATATATGAATTTGGGAAGCGCGGTGGTCGTTAAAGAGGGAGATTTGCAAGAAGTGCAGAACCCGGACGACACCAAGCTCGGCACTGAATATTATCTTGTGTGGGGTGATACGATTGAGTAATTTGTTCGGTCGAAAATACAAGATTATCGTTTCCACAAAAGGGACAAGCGGTATTGATATTACGGGGCTTCGGGTGGTTTTCGGAATAGAGAAATCAATGTCAGCCGAGCCGAACAAGAGTACTATCCAAATTTACAATCTTGCGCAAGCAACGCAGAATTTCATACTATCCGACGCTAAGAGGATTATTATAGAAGCAGGCTATGAAAACTCGGAGCAGTACGGTCTGATATTTGATGGGGATATTGTGAAAGCAATTCGCAGAGCAGCGCAGAGCATTGACAAGATTACGGAGGTTATCGCCCAGGACGGGGACATATTTCTTAATTCGGGCTTTATTTCCGTATCTTATAGTGCTGGACAGACTACACAAAGCGTATTGTCGCAAATGCAAGGCATAGCCGACGACGATATGGCTATGGGTGACGTATCAAGCGATCTCAAAGGCACGAAGCTGGCGAGAGGCAAGGCGATGTTCGGGCAGCCGAAAGATTACGCTTCAATGCTTGCCAAAAGCGAGGGAGCGCTATTCTATGTGAATGACCGCAAAATAAACCTTGTTAAACCAGGGGATTTGCCAGACGGTCAAATCGTAGACTTATCTCCGAGCAGTGGACTGATAGGCACGCCTGAGCAAAATGACAGCACGGTAAGCGGTAAGTGCTTACTAAATCCATTGCTGAACGTAAACAAGCTGATACATATAAGCAATGAATATGTGCAAGAAACTAACGAAATAGGGAAAGCAAGCTTGAGTTCGGGAGTCTACAAGATAATTAAGCTAAAGCACACCGGAGATACGCTGGGCAATGACTGGTACACTGAGTTTGACGCAGTGGCTCAACCTGGTACAGTCCCCCTTACGGGCAATTCCTACAATACATAACTTATACGGAGGGTAATATGTCTCAGGGAATATCCGAAAGACTTCACAGCGAGGAAGAACAACAGAGGGTAGCAGCTTTTAACAATGCTGCTCAGCTTCGCGTAGCAATTCCCGCTATTGTGGAGAGCTTTGACCCAGAAAAACAGACAGTAAGCGTACAACCGGCGATTACCGAAAATATACAAGTAGGTGAAGAAGCCGCAAAAACCGCAAGACTGCCGATACTCACGGACATACCTATATGCTTTCCGCGAGCAGGCGGGTACTCAATAACTCTACCAATAAAAAAGGGGGATGAATGCCTGCTTGTTTTTGCGGATATGTGTATTGACGGCTGGTGGCAGAGCGGCGGCGTACAAGACCAGATGGAAACGCGGCGACATGACTTGTCCGACGCATTCGCAATTATCGGAACAACGAGCCAGCCGCAAAAGGTTAATGCCTATTCCTCAGAAAATCTACAGATAAGGACTGACAGTCAAAATATCGTTTGCGAACTTGACAAAGAAAGCGGAGCGGTAAACATTCTCGCGGCAAATCTTCTCACAGCTAATATATCGAACAAAATAGATGTCAAGTGCAATGGTGATATCTCTATCAAAGCTGCGGGGAACATCACCATAGAGGGCGCGAGCGTTCACATAAAAGAATAGCGCCACGGTGTTATAGCGGAGGTCGAAATGAAATACAGGAAGCTGGACGAGAACGGAGATTACACGTTCGGTCGCCGTAACGAAATGCTTGAGGGAACAGAGGCGGTGGCGCAGGCGGTTAAAACGCGCTTGTTGCTTCTTTACGGGGAATGGTGGGAGAACCGGCTAGACGGTACCCCATTGTTTGAGAAAGTTTTTGGGCAACGGCTGCGAACTGACGAAACGCCGGACGAAATCGACCTTATTTTTTCGGAAAGGATAAGCGGGACGCAGGGTGTTTCCGAAATAACGAAGTTCGAAAGCAAGATTGAGTCAGAGAGCAGAGCATACACAGCGGACATCACAATAAAGACAATATACGAAACGGAATTTTCCGTTTCTGTTTCAAGCGGAGCAAATCCGCTTGAAATCAATATGTAGGAGGTGCGGGAATGGCATATTTTAAGCCGTATATTGACGAAACGGGAATACATCTCCCGCTGTATCAAGAGGTGCTGGACAAAATCAACGACGATTGTCGCCGAATTTTCGGCGCTGACGTATATTTAGAGCCTGACTCGCAAGATTACCAGGCAAACGCAGAAGTCGCTGATTTGTGGGCTGATGTCGCTAATTTGGCACAGCTTGTTTACAACAACCGAAGCATTCAGTTCGCAAAAGGCGTATCCGTTGACGGACTGCTGAAAATCAACGGACTTAAAAGGCTCAAAGCAACTCAGAGCGTTGTTGTCTTGACTTGTACCGGAACCCCGGGGACGGTTATCAAGGGAGGTATCGTGACCGACGCAGCCGGAGATGTTTTCTGGGAACTCGATGATACTGTTATACCCGAAAGCGGAAGCATAGACGTACTAGCGACTTGCAAAACCCCTGGACAAATTTACGCAGACGCAGGCACACTCAACCGGATTGTTACGCAAACCCGTGGCTGGGAAAGCGTATCCAACTCGGCAAACGCTATCGTCGGGAAAGACGTCGAAAGCGACGCGGCGGCAAAAGCGCGACAAGCAATATCTACCGCGAGACCGAGCAAGACAGTATTACAAGGCTTGGAGGGCGGCATCGCGGAAACAGCCGGCGTTTTAAGATACAAGATATATGAAAACGATACAGGAGATACAGACGCGCACGGTATACCGGAACACTCCGTATGTTGTGTCATAGAGGGCGGGGACACGGACGTGCTAGGAAACGAGATATATCTTCGGAAAACCCCTGGCTGTGGCACTTACGGAGATGTAAAAGTTGTTGTCGTCCCACCAAACCCGGAGCTCGATAACCCGCCGCCAATATCCTTTTACAGACCGACTTACGTTGATGTTTTCGCTCGCATAAAGGTAAGGAAAAGAGCCGGATATGTAGACACGTTGACAGACCAAATAAGGGAAAGCATGACGGCGTTTATAAACTCTCTCAACATAGGAGAGAGCGTCAGCGTATCACTGTTGGAAGCCATAGCGCAGTCGGTCACGCCCGATTTACGTTCCCCGGCTTTCACATTATCCCCCGCCGTCCCGTTGGTTATAGGGAAAAGCACCACAAGCTTGCAGGAAGCTGATATTGATATCGGCTTCCGAGAAGCGGCAAGATGTATTTCTGAAAATGTGGAGGTGGTCTTTGAATGATAGACATATCCACATACCTAAACCGCATTACGAGCGAGCATAAAAATAAACCAAGGTTTATGGAGCTTGTGAAAGCGAGATTAGAGCCGTTTATCGACCTGTGCGAACTGTTGGAGGATATTGACAAATCATTCGACCTCGATACAGCCTCTGGAGCACAGCTTGACATCATAGGACAATATGTCGGCGTTAGCAGACTATTAGACTTCCAGCCGAACAACGCAGACTCACTGCTCCCAGACGCCTATTATCGAATGCTACTGAAAGCGCGTATCAGTTTGAACAATTGGGACGGAAGCATAGAGGGTATAAAAAACATTTGGGGTACCGTGTTCCCAGAATACGAAATCCAAATAGTCGATAACCAAGACATGACGATGGAAGCTCGCATTATCGGTCTTGAAACGCTGTTCGAAAACGAACTTGTTCAGCACGGTTACATAACGCCTAAGCCTATGGGCGTATTGATTGATTATTCTGTTGTGTTCTCAATCAAGCTAGATACAAGGCTGTTTATCGGTAACGCTGTATATAACAGGCTCCTAGAAAAGACCTTGCCAGCTCCGGCTCCGCCTACCAACAACAGTAAGCCGCCCGGAGGATTTTATGTAACAGGTATGGCTACGGCAATCTCCGCAACAAGGCAGACGCAGGGGAAGCCGCCATCTGATAGGATATTCGTAGAGAAAAACGGGCTATTCCTCGGTGGGACGAAGCCAGAAAGTAGCGCTATAGCCACTCTGCAAACAAAGCCTCCGCCCAGCGGTATAACTGTAGAAAATGAGACAATGTTTGCAGGTGGTTTATTAATAGCAAGAACAATAAAAAGTTCAATTAATTCACAAGTTCAATAAGGAGATGATGAGCATATGGCAAATGTTGTAACACAGTGGAATCCTTTTATAATTACTAACAAGGGGCTTGAACTGCGGCAGCGGTCAATTGCTACTGGAGCAACCATAACGTTTAATTATGCCAAAATCGGACAGGGTGTTCCTAGTAACCCCGCAACCATTCCGTCAATGACGGACATAATTTCGGCAGCGGAGCAGGTCCCGGTTGTAAGGTCTGAGTCGGATGGCGTGACGCACTCCGTTGGAATACGTATCGACAATGCCGATTTTGAACAGCCTGTTCTTATGACTGAAATCGGGCTTTTTTCCTCAATCGGTCAGGAAACGCCCGTACTGTATGGGTATACATATACTACGCAGGGCTACGACAGCATACCCGAGGGAAGCACAAGTCACTATGTTTGGACGGTAAGCATTGACACGGTTATATCAAGGGCGCAGAGTATATCATTCACTTACGACGGAAGCGGGGTATACGTTACCGAAGCAGAGATGGCGGCTTCGCTTGCAAAAAAGTCTGATGTTAAGCATACTCACACTATTGCTGATATCACAGATTGTGTTGAACCATCGAACCCCAATTTGCTGACAAATCCTGATTTTCGGGTAAATCAACGCGGGCTGACCGAGTATTCTTCTGGATACTCAGCAGACAGATGGTTCATAGAGGGAAACAAGTGTACGGTAACGCCAGGTGCCGATGGCATAGTTATCAAATCAGCCATAAAATTAGATTCAAACACTCACGTTTTTTGGCAGAAAGTCGAAAATCCGCTTAAGGCTGGGAAGTACACGCTTTCGCTGAACGTTTCAGAGGTGTCCGGTGTCTGGTCTGCAAGAATCCGTACCGTGAACGCTGAGGGAAGTTACGTTGACAGCTACTACACGCCTGTACTACACGTGGGAGTGAACAAGGTTTCGGTAGAACTGCCCGAGGGCGAGTACATCTCTGCTGTGTCCGTCGGATTTAACAAAGATACCGAAGTCGGGGATTCCGTGAAGCTCGCATGGGTCAAGCTGGAGAGCGGTTCGCTGGCGACCCCATTCGTGCCGCCCGACCCGGCGACGGAGCTGCTCAAGTGTCAGAGGTACTTTACTATCTACAAGCACCAAAATGCAACGTCAAACACCGATAAATGCTCGATAGGCATCGGATATGCGCTTACTAGCTCAATTGTATACGCAGTATTACCGATTGCAGCAATGCGCAGCGGCGTTACTGCAACGGTAAGCTACAGTGGGTTGTCGCTTATCAATGGCACAGATACTGTTGTAGATTTTAGCAGCGCTACGGCATTGGAGCAGACGGACAGTACGGTACAAGTAGCTTTCACGGTTAGCGGTCAGACCCCCGGAACTGTTTACAGGCTGCGCCTTATGAACAGCGACGCTTATCTGGCGGTGTCCAAGGAGCTGTGATTAGATTGTAAGGAGGAAACGACATGGACGAATACATAGTATATGTCAAGGCAGATTCGAACGGAGTAATAACAGCTATCAACTCCAGTGCGTTCATTAGCGGCGAGGGTTGGACGGAAATAGACCGCGGGGAGAGCGACCGCTTTCACCATGCGCAGGGGAATTACCTGGGGTGTGGACTTACAGACGCAGACGGGCTGTATAATTACAAGCTTGTCGGAGGCGTTCCGGTGCTACGCTCTGACGAGGAGAAAGCCCCAGAGCGTGCGAGGATAGCGGCACTGGCGGAGATATCTCGGCTCAAGCGTAAACTCGCTGATACCGACTATATCTCCGCAAAGATAGCAGAGGGTGCTGCGACCCGCGAGGAGTACGCTGACAAACTTGCGGAACGCGCGAGCTGGCGTGTACGGATAAACGAGCTGGAGGGGACATGATGGATAGTAACATTATTGTAGCACTCATCGGCGGCGGTATCACGATATTTAACGTGATTTTTACAAGCGTTTCGGCGCACAAGTCGGAAAAAAAGCGCCAGGCGGACGTTGAGGAGATTCGCCAGAACGATCGTTCAAAACAGCTCGAATGCGGCGTTCAGTCGCTGTTGAGGGCGGAGATAATTCGCTCTCATGAAAAATACATGGACAAAGGTTACTGCCCTGTTTACGCCCGCGAGGCGCTAACGCGTATATATGAGAGCTATCACGCTCTCGGCGGTAACGGAACAATGACAGAGCTGTACAAGCAGGTAATAGCTCTGTCGACAGACAAGGAGGTACATCATGAAGATTGATTGGAAGCGCAAGCTGACCAGCCGCAAGCTCTGGGTGGCTCTCGCGGGATTCATCGCGGGACTGATAGTAGCGTTCGGCGGAAGCTCCGAGACGGCGGAGACCGTGTCAGGCTGTATACTCAGCGGCGCGGCGGTCGTAGGGTATGTTATCGGCGAGGGTCTCGCCGACAGCGGACATGGGGAGGATAATGACGATGGCTAAGTACATGGGTGTAGACCTCAGCTACTGCAACGGCGGCGTAGATTATAAATCCCTTAAAAAAGCAAAAATCGACGGCGGGGCTGTGAAGTTCGCAATGCTCCGTACTTCTTACGGCTGTAACAAGGATAGACTGCTTGACAAGCATTACAACGGCTGCAAGGCTGCGGGTATCTATGTGGGAGCCTATCATTGGCTCAGGGCGCAGAATGTTGAGCAGGCTCGCCAGGAGGCAGAGTGGCTTGTAAAGCTACTCAGAGATTACAGCTTTGATTATCCAATAGCCCTCGACTTTGAGGACGGAGATCTGTTTGCGCTGAAACTCATCAAGGAGCAGTACAGTGCCATAGTGGACGCTTTCATGAGCGTACTGGAGCGTGAAAACTACTACGTTGTGCTTTACACAAATCCAGATACCATTCTAAACCGACTCACCGGCTCGACCCTCCGCAAGTACGACCTCTGGCTTGCACACTGGACACACGGAAAGACTCCGGGACAGTATGGGCAGACCATGTGGCAATTTGCGGCTTATGGCAACGCAGCCGAAGTGCGAAGCGGTAACGCGACCGATATCGGTACCGTTAGCGGGTCTGGCGGTCCTGTTGACGTGGATATATCGTATGTCGGTTACGCTTACAGGATAAAAAAGCTGGGGAAAAATCAGCCGCTCATCACCGTCACTGCTACAAAGCGGGTGATTTCTGGCGAACTTTCCGGAATCAAGAAGCAGCTTGAAAAACTCGGCTTCACAATTTCATAAATTTGTTCAATCCCCCGGGAACTGTCGATTTGACGTTCCCGGGGGATTTTTTGTTTCCAAGCGGAGCAAATTCACCGGCATATCAACCAAAAACCTCATTACGAAACCGGTCAATTCACACAAATAAGTCGCTAAATAAAGTAAATATAAGTTTTACTATTGACAAAGCCCCGAAAAGGGGCTATAATATAATCAAGAAAACAAAACACCCCAAAACAGGGCTAGACAATGGAGGATTTAAAAATGAAAACAAATGAAATGACGTGGTTTCAGAAGTCAGTTTATGAAGCAATCAAGAACCAAGTAAAAGAAAAAGGTGCCGACCTTAAGCGCTACATGCCCATTGAGTTCCTAACGATATCCGAGGACGTTAATCGCCCGGCGGTAAGATGTTGCGAAACAACACACGAGGGTTCAATCCTCACTCATTACAGCGCAGTAACGCGCTTCAAGCCCGAACACAAGTGGGAAGAAAGCGCAGCAGTATGGGACGTTTGCCTCTATTCAAACGGCGACTGCGCCATCTACTTCGACGGCACGATGTACGAAAGATGAAAGTTCCCCTGATGAGTCGCTGAAAATTGCGACGAAACGCCGAAAGGCGTCGGGAACATTAAACCAAACGACATGGAGGCTACCAAAATGACAGCAACACTTACCAAAATCGAAAAGACATGGACGCTTATCATAAACAGGGGCGACGGAACGACAAATGATTATAGGTTTTCGTCTAAGAAAGAAGCGCTTAAATGGGCAAGGCAGGCAGGTATAGAGATATGAGCCGAAACGGGGTTCGCCCCGTCAGCGCGAATCGACCTACGCGCTCTGATGATGGCAGGTCACAGCCGAAAGGAGTTAACAATATGAGTATTTACGACGAGATCGTAACAGCGAAAGACCTTATTTTCGAAGTTAAGGCACACGGTCTTAGCACCAATGTCGAGGATATAGTCAGAATTCAGGACATATTCGGAAACAGCGCTACAGAAGAGCTTGAAGCACTTGCGACTGATAACGGTCGCCGCGATACCTCCGGCAACCCCGACCAGTTCGGAAGCCTGAGCAGCGGTAATGAGGGTACTCAAAAAATCTTCTACCAGATTATCTTCGCTATATGGAGCTGGGAGGACGCAACAAGATATTACAACGAGCATAGCAACATTCTTTACATCGAGGGTCGCCAGGCGGTCAAGACATGTGACGTGTTAAATTCGGAGATTGCTCGCAAGGACGAGAGCATAGCCACTCTCAATGGCGTGGTTGCAGAGTGCAAAGAAGCCATTAAAGAAATGACCAATGAAAAGGTTGACTACCAGAAAGAAATCGACGAAAAGGACGCAGAGATAATCAAACTCAAAGCAAAGCTGTACGACTTAACGAGCAAGTAAAGCTACAGGCGGGGCGGCTGTTTGCAGCCGCCCAACCAATGAAAGGAGATGTTTATTTATGTTGGTGAAAATGAGATACGCCACCTACAAGTCGTTCTATTCCGAGCTTCCGGCGAAGAATTACGACCCGACATCAAAAACAATCATGGTGGATATCCCAGATGATTTTAAGCGCATTAAATTCCCGAAAGAATGGAAGCGCTACGGCAACCACTATACCACGCCGAACAACACCCGCATTTATTTTTGGAATACCGGATATTCCGAAAACTTTTTAATTGAGCGCGGTACAACAATTTACAATCGGCAAGCAAGAACAATTCCACCATCACTAAACGCTCGGCAAACAGTAATTGATACTGTTTCAGCGCTTGAAAGCAATTATAAAACAGTCAGAAAGGAGGCTTGAGACATGGACAAGAAAAAAGAAGTGTTCCTGCTGGCGCTCGCGACTATGGAGGCATACAGGTTGTGCCATAGTGACCGGAGCGATTATGACATCAGAATTTGTGAGGCTATTCTCGCCAGGGCTTTAGGATATGAGTCGCGGACAGCGTGGACTGCGAAAATCCAGCAGGACGGATTGTTTGATTATGCGAACGACGCATTACAGCAGCAGTACAAGACTCTCATGGAACGAATAGAAAAAGAGGTAAAGTAAAATGTTCGAAAACAGACCATACACATTCAATCTCGAAACGACGAAGATTGAGTTGCACTTTGAAAAAACGGAGTACGACGCGTTGAGCGCGGAACAGAAGCAGGAGCTGAAAAGTAATTTCCTGTGGAGCAATCGCGGTAAGTGCTGGGTAAGCCGCGCGAAAGAGCCTAATCTTTCGAGAGCAATCCGGGTCGCTAAATCGCTGGGCTTTACGGAGGAACAGCGAGAGGGTGAACGGCTGACGTTCGCGAAACAGGTGGAGCGACAGTCAGAACGGGCAGAAGCAAGGGCTGAACGCTATGAGAGCTATTCCGAAAACGCAGAGAAGCGAGCCGAAAGCCTACAAAAGCCCATAAATGATATGCGCGGGGATATTGCCTTTTTTACTCAGCCGAACATAAGCACGTCCTCCGGAAAAGCGTTTACACGCAGGCGCGAGAGAATGTTTGAGCAGTACATGAATGGCTTCGAAGAATATCGCAAGAGCGACCATTTCAAGGATAAGGCGGTTATAGCGCGAAACACCGCAGCCCAGGCGCAGTACAGCGACCCAGCGTATCTCGTCCGCAGGATAAAGGAATGTAAGAAAGAGATTGCTAAGCGGAACAAGAACGCCCTACACTACGAGGAAATGATACAAACTATCGAGCGCGGGGAGATACAGAGGCGTTTTGATGGGGGAATCATCACAGTTGACGAGGTTCGAGAATGGTACGAAAGGGAGCTGGAACTGATAGAGGTCGCCATAGACAAGCAGGCGTATCTCGAAAATTGTCTTGATGGGTTGGGCGGCGTGAAGTTTAGTCGTAGCAACATTAAGCCCGGATATATCGTCAAAATCCAGCGGTGGGGAGTTTGTGAGATTGTCAGCACCGGTCCGCAGAACGTAACATACAAGGTTATGAATAGTAACGGAGGTCTAGCCCTTAAAGGGGCATATGCCGAAATAACGGAGATTATAGAAGCAAGGGAGCAGCAGGAAAAATCGGCTCACCCCTTTAGGATTGGCGAGAAGTTTACAGCTCGGATTTATGAGGGCGGCAAAAAGGTAGAGGCTGTTTATGAGATAGTAAAAGTGACAAGCACCACTATCCAACTTATACGCGAGAACAGTCATGAGAAGCCCTTTACAAGGAAGCCGAAAGTCATAACTACCGTCAACGGGGAAACATGGAGGTTTTCAGTTGACGACTACAACTGTTTCTATAAGGAGGTACAGGAATGAAGAAATACGAGTTGTTCCAGAAACACATAAAGCGCGGAGACAAGATTACGGTAGTAACCTCCGGATATTTCGGAGGAATGTGTGTAATTCCTATGACATACGACAGCAGTTCGCCGCTGCCTCATTATTACAACTGCGGCAAGGAGCTTTACGGAGTGGAGATTATCTGCACTCCGAAAGGCAAACGCAGTCTCTACAAATTCTCAATTGACTACAACGCTCCGGTGATAGTTTACAAGGGATTCGTAAAAATTGATGCTGATAGCATAGTCTACGAAAAGAAAGGCAATGTTCAAACCAGCAGATACACTATAAATGACCCCAGAATTTTCACAGATTGCCTTACAAAACACCCTAAGGACATTATCTTTTACGATATTCCAACAGCAGATGTTTCTGCTACCGATACTCCGACAACAAAGGAGGAAGCCGATTGAAGTATATGAAGCTGACGGCGAAAGAGCGAAATCGTCACCCCTCAATCCATTACACCGGAAGCGTGAGCGGAATGAAGAAACTCGGATATTGGGGAAAGAACGACATTTGCGTAAGGTGTGGAGCATATATCTATAATTTGACTATTACCATTAAGGAAGGATAAGCAATGGGAAGAATAATAGAACTAACGTCTGAAGACTTCGTGAAAAAGGTTAAAGCACTTGATGTGGGAGAATATTTCGACTTTGCCGCCGATGCCGAATGCGCTGGCGAACCGCAAAGCGAGGAGGAGTTGACGGAGTGGTACGGCATTCAGAAACTGTTCCTTTTCGATAACGAGATGGTTATTGTGTCAAAGTACGGCGGAACAGGTTGCACCATTTTTTCTGCCGAAACCGACCACCTCACGCAGGGCGCTGAGGAAATGTTTAGACTGTGCTTCGGAGGCAGCGTGTACACCATCGACAGGGAATCCCAGAAGCAGATACCCTCGCTTAGTCTTACGCCTGCCTTTTGTCTTGACGTAAGAGGTTATACCAAGTGCGGCGAGAACATACTTATTTCTTCATCAAAGGTGCACGAGCTTATGTCCGAAATTGAGGAGCGGGACACAGAGGCAGACATCACAGGTAAATTTGCCGATTTCGAAAACAGCGTGAATTACTCCCAAGAGGATTTAAGGCTTATGGCAAAAGAGGTTATCCGCAGGCGCGACAACTGCGACGGAATTTCCGAAAGATACTGGAGCATAGTTGATGAAGTCATAAGAGATTTTTCAGCGAAAAAGGAGCAGGGTACTTAAATCTATTGACACCATATAGGCACTCACGAGCTGGGGCATCTTGAGATAATCGGCAGCATAGTAGGACAGCTGACCGACGGAGAAGGGGCAAAGAGCTTCGATAAGTATGGGAACGGCGATTACTATGCAGGGCATGCAAACGGAGTTTACCCGGTCAATGCGGCGGGAGTACCATTCAGCGCGGCTTATTTCGCGGTGTAGGCC